TTAACATGAAAAGTTTAGCTTTTGAATATAACAAACTTCAGAAGTCTAGACCAGTAATAGGAACAGGAATAATCATTGATGGATTGCCTAAATTAATCCCAATGGTTTTAAAAGACAATGGTAGATGGAATGGAAAAATTACCTAGAGGTATTAGAAATAAAAATCCAGGCAATATAAAGCTTGGTACTAAATGGGATGGACTGGCAGATGAACAATCTGATCCAGTTTTTTGTGTTTTTAGTGAAGCAGTATGGGGTATTCGTGCTCTTATGCGTATACTATTAACATACAGATTTACACACAATCGTAAAAACATAGACTCTATTATCAAAAGATGGGCTCCACCATCTGAAAATGATACAGATGCATATATAGTATTTGTTAGTAAAAAGATGGGGATAGAACCTATGGATATGATAGACAATAGTATTGAAGCTTATCTACCTTTGGTAAAAGCTATCATTCAAATGGAGAATGGTATGCAACCATACGATGATGAGCTTATAGTAGAAGGAATGTATAAAGCATGGGAAGGGCATCCAACTGGTTCTTCAGCTTAATTATGAACATAGGTTTTAAATTACATAAGTTTGGCTGGGAAAAATTATATAAGAACAGTAGATATACTCACTTTATGGGTGGGCGTACTCATGTAATGTATAAAGTAAAAAAGAAATAATATGTGGTTAAATATAGCAGCAAAATTAGTTCCAGGTATAATTAAAACTGGCATGTCTATTGCAAAGAATAGAAGGGAAACAAGAAGATTAGAATCAGTAGCAGAAATGAAACATGCTGAACGCATGGCTACTGGAGAGATAGAATATCAAAAAGCTGTAATTGCTAACAACCAGCAGGGCTGGAAAGACGAGTTTGTATTGATACTTGTCTCTGCTCCTGTCATGTTATTAATCTGGAGTATATTTAGTGAAGATCCAGAAATCATGTTAAAGGTTGAAAAGTTTTTTGAACAATTCAACAACATGCCCTTCTGGTATCAGGCTCTTTTTATAGGAGTTGTTAGTGCAATTTATGGTCTTAAAGGTGCAGATATTATAAAGAAAAAGTGAACGAGCACTCTAGATGTAAGTCTTGTAAAAAAAAACTTACAAGTAGATACGTATACTTTGACAAAATACTCTATTGTTTAAAGTGTTTCTATACATCTGGTAAATCATTACCAATATTTTTTAATGAAAATAAACGAAAATACAAACGTAAGTCTCCCAATTAGGAATCTGATTGCACTTGTAGCAGCAGTTGCAATAGGTGTATGGGCATATTTTGGTGTAGTCGAAAGACTTAATAAATTAGAAACAGCTGATCACCTTTTCTCTGCTGATCTGCTCAAAAAAGCTGAGCAAGAACCAAAAAACTTAGAGATGTATATGTTAATAGAACACCTTGCAGGACAGATAGAATCTATCGAAAAAGAAATAGAAGCATCTAGATATAACAAAGTAAACATAGATCATCTAAAAGAACAAGTAGACATGTTACAAAAAAAGATGAATGGTAATCACTAATGATAGAATCAGTAATAGCACTCTTAATGATAATAGATCATGAAATAAAAGAACATAGAATACAATCATCTATGTCAGAATGTTTAAAAGGTAAACGTATTGCCACTCGTACTGCTGGAGATAATATAGAATATAGATGTATTATTTCTATGGCTGAGACTGAAATATATCAAGGTCAAAAAAGTATTAAAAAATTAATATTAAAAAATGATTAAGCCTAACAAAAAGAGAAACCCTTTTGCTAGACAATTACGTCATTGGAAAAATAAAATAGTTAAAAGTAGAAAATTGTACAATAGAAAAAAAGCACAACAAATGCTAGACCATAGTCAAGCACTGTAGTCTCTTTCTATAATCATTTCTAAATAATGAATAGCCTTTTCTATATCCTTCTTTTTACCCTTTTGCTTGTGACGACAGATGTATTTTATTGCATTGCCTTCTGCAAATGGTAAATTATTCTCATTAATAAAGTATGCTGGTTGCACCTTCATTTTAGAATAATGATTTCCATCAACTTGTTTATTAAGTGAATCGTAAGTCATATCTTTAAACATATCTATATCAGTCAAAACATTAACCTATATCTACCAGGAGGATTTTTCCTACCTGGTTTTTGTTTTTTATAGTGATCTGCTCTTATCTTATATATATCAGAATCTATAGCTTTTTGAAGTTTTGTATGTGCATAATCAGGATCTAAATCAGCTAATTTACATACCATTCTAAAATCATATGAGTTACTTGTTAGCCAAGATATAGCTTGATCTCTATGATATACATCATAACGTTCTTGACCCTTATATGATGCGTCATGTATCGCTTGGGTTATTACATTAAGAAACATTCTTTGTTCAGGAGTCCTCATCAGATTTTACAACTTCATATGTTGTACGACCTTTAGTCATTGGACACTCTTTCCATGATAAAGTTTTAGGTTTAATATTTTCAAATGTCTTTAGACACTCTTGATCTGTCTTAGCACTAATAAATACTTCAGATACAACTGGTATAAACTTCCAAGTTTTAATCTTATAAATCATATATTATTTTTACGTCTACTAGCTTCTAATGTTCTAAATAGATCTATAATTAGACCTTCTTTATCTCTTTTATTATCTAACGTACTAGCTTCTACTTCAGCATTAAACAATTCATCAATAGCTTCTTTATAAGTACTACTAGCATAGTATGTTTGTTCTTTTGCAGATACGCTTTTATCTTCTTGGTTACCTGTAATATGTAAAGCCTTTTTACGTTTAAGTAATCTATCTAAATACTTTACATTAGCATTAGCTTTAGCAGAAGTCTCATCAGTGTCTGCCAGATACTTTAAGGATTCTTCCAATCTCTTCTCTGTAATCACTCTTATCCTCCTTTAAATATAGTTTATATAATTTTAACACCAAATCATCATTGTTATAAGTGTTTATACCCATCATTTCCAGTTCTAATTTGAACAAATACATCCAAAAAAATCTCCTGTTCCATCTTTCATAACATGAACATTCATTGGATAGTCGTAGTAAGTTGTTAGATGTAATCTTAATATATCACAAAGATCAAAGCAATCTACCTCTGCAAGAAGTTCAATTCCTTTTACCATTTCTTTTGTAACTGATACTAGACTATACATCCCATCGTTTAATAATATTAAATCCATAAAATCTTTCTGCTACTAGGCAGGGAGCACCCACCTAGCAGCTATCATTAACATTCGAGGGAGATAATGATTAGGTTAAAATGGAGCTTCGTCTCCATCATATTGAGCATTAAGTATCTTACGTACATAACTATCAATCGTATCAAAGTCTACATCTTTGCCTGATTGTATAGCAGCTGAAAGTAAATTACTCATAGTCAATCTATATTTTTCTTTCCATTGTGCAGTGTTATCTTTACCTGCTGTTGGTGTAGAACCACTTGGTACAGCAACTTCACCACTTAACAATTCTATTGCATTAGCAGTTTGGTATTGTTTACCATTTTTACTTGTTCTAACTGGTTGGGCTGCTATCTTTAATCTGGCACCTTGTTGCCATCTTGAAGCACCCATTGCCTCACCATAGATGGTCATATCTGTACCATCATCTTTAGTAACGTATACTGTTACGCCACCATCGTCTTTCTCAAAAGC